ACTGTATCTGTTGATATAGCTGTCCATTCACTACCACCTAAAGTATACCATGTTTTATTGGTTGCATTTCTAACTTTTGCAGTTATAGTACCCGCACTATAATCCCAATATACATAACCTATACCACTATTAGCTAATCCTGCAAAAGCAAGAGTACCCGGATTAGATGCTGCTGTTTTTATAGCCCCTACTGCATTTGTAACTGTGGGTGTAGTACTACCAAACGTTACATTTGAACTTGATAACGTTACACTAGTGTTAATTTGACCACCTGTATTTACCTGAGAGACTGATGTTTCATTTTTAGCAATCCCTGCAGAAGGTACTACAGCTACAGATGCTTCTAAAGGCGCTGATAACTGATTGTTCATATTCATAGTTCTAATTTGAAAACTATAAGTCGCTTCTCTAGGTTGTACTATATCTACTGTTGCTGGAACTACCATTCCTAAAGTATTAAAATCCTGGCTTGGTTCAGCACTATGTCTGAATTTAACCTCATATCCTTTAATAAATTCGTAAGGTAAAACATTGTTTGCTGGGGTTGCTGGGTCATATACACCGCTTGTATTTACTTTTGGTGGAGACCAAGCTACAGTTAATAAATCTTGTACAGTGCCTGCTGGTCCTGCTTCTCCTGTTGGTACTACTATTAGATTAGTAGGAGGCGGTATTTCATCATCACCAACAGGTGCATTAATTGTTCTTGCAGTCTCTAAAGGTTCTAACTTGTCTACATGGTCAAATTTACTTGCATTATATTTTAATCCTGAGATACTTAATTTATTTTCTCCGTCTTCTGCTACTGCTAATACTGTATATTGTTGTGTTTTTAATTCGTTTGCTGCTGTAGTTCTTTGTAGTATCCAAATAGTTTCATCGTCTGGAACTGCTGAAAAAGCACTACTAACAGTTAGTGTAGTAATATCTGTGTCTGCGCTATTATTTATAGTTTTAGTTTCTGAATAGATATAAGGACTCCATTCTACATGAACTAAATTATTACTATCATCTTTTACTTGTTGGGAGGCTTCTTGAGTAGTAATATTAGGTAGAATATCTCCTCTTGAATAAGCGACACTACTTATTGTTGCAGACTCTTGTGCTACTTTAGGTGAATAACCTGGTTTAGTTAGTGTTAAAGTATAGGTTTGTTCTGAAATTATGTCTAACTCTCTATCGATTGCTACAGAAGTTGTAGTATTTACTTCATATACTTCTATTGAATCAAGAGTTACAGTTTCACTACTTTCTAACCCTCTACTATTTAGTTGAGTATAATGGGTTGCATTACTTCCACCTACAGTAACGGTGAAATCTATAAAAGAATCATTAAGATTAGTATAATAAGTACCTGTTTCTGTTAAATTATTATCACCATTTGTATCTGTTGTAATTTGAACAGTAGCGCCCTCTGTTGTAACAAGATTACCACCACTATAGGCTCTTGCTTTTACTCTATAAGTTTTATTTGCCGTTAAAGTTCCTAAACTTTGATATGATCTAGCTTGTGCTCCTCCGGCGGTTAATTTAATTCGTTTATTAGTTGTATCATGAGATTGCGTTGCTGCCCCTTGTGTCCAACCAGTTATACCACTACCAAATGTTCCATTAGTAACTAAATTAGTAGAATTTGCTGGTTTTGCAACCCTGCCCGACCATCCAACTCCTTGTCTTCTTGCGTCTTGTACATTAATTACATCTCCTGGTCTTATAAAGGAAGCGTTTAAACCTGTAGCAAAAGTAACTGTTTCATAGTTTAATTTTTCTGTTGCTAATGCCCATTTACCTAGTCTAAGGGCTTGTCCTCTTGAACTACAACCAAATGCACTTATATTTTTTACCTTTGGAAATTCGTTATCATTTGCTAATAATTCATCATCTTGTACATATTCTACTGTTTGTTTGAAAAAATTATTAGGATTATTATAACTAACTTTTGCCATATTATGACGAGTCTTTCTAGCTGTTCCTGAGTATTCGAATTGCCCATCTATAACATTAGCTTGTGTAAATTGATAAACGGGATCTTTTTCTCTATCTTGTATAGGTACTATAGTACCGTTCATCCAAAATTGCATACCTCTAAATACAGCAGCTAAGTCTTGTAATACTTTATATGCCTCTGTTGCTTTTGTAAGATATAAATTACAAGTAAATCTAGGTTCTTCTGTGTTACCCGTACTATCTGTGGGATCTTTAACCATTTCATCACAATATCTTGCAATTGCATATAGCTCCCATTTATCTATATCATCTTCTGAGATATAATTTCCTAAACCGTATCTTTTATTTGTTAATAAGTCATAGTATATCCATGCAGGGTTATTAGTCCATGAAGTATAAAAATTACCGTCCCATGTTTGATCGGTAGTTTCAACAGCTCCACTACTTACATTTCTTTTATAACTTCCATAATTGACAGTATTTTCATTATAAGAAACTGCTGTAATAGTAGTACTATTACCTGTATGATCATTAGTATCATATATTGTACTATTCTTTAAAAATCTTCTTCCCGTATCCCTTACTGTTATTACATCTCCTGACTTTGATTGAACTGTTCCATAACCTAAAGTCATTACAATAGTGCCACTAGCAGAATCGTCGTCTGGATCATTACTCATATTATAAGTAAAAGTAGTTGAGCTGGTAGCTTTACATACAAAAGTACCATTATAGTAGTTAGTTCCCGAACCTACTGTGGCTCCTGATATTGTTGCTGAGAAAGTCTCTCCTACTGGTATACCATGATCTGCTCCTACTGTTGCGGTTGCAGTTAAACCTTCGTTTGTATTATCATCGGAAGTTAGTGCTGTTATTGTTTCTTTGGTTGATACAGCGTCTCCTACTGCAAAGCTTGTAGCAGAAGTAAGTGTTAATTGTGCGGCTCCTGAATCTGGAGAAAAGTAATTAGTAGGTACTGATATTTTTACACCTTTAAGGTCATAGGCTCTTGTAGGTATACTTGTACCAAAGGCTTCTGCATCTAATTTTATGCCTACATAGGCTGAGTGTGGATATTCTAATTTATCTGTAATCTGCGACTCCATTATTCCGCAGTAGATATTATTAAAGACTTTATAACTTGAGGAACTTACATCACCACCTACTCTTGTGACTTTAACCTCCCAATCCGTGAAAGGTTGGTACTGTTCTGTATCTATACCAAAAGTATGTACGTATTTTGATCCACATTTTCCATTAAAACCTGTTTGAAATGCTTTTACTGTATGAGCACCACTAGCATTATAGTATATAAAATCTATATCAAAACTTACTAATGTACCATTAACATCTCCTGTGTTATCTCCATCTTTATCTACTTTATACATGGCGTCAGTAAATATAGAAACTTTAAGATAGTCAGTTAAGGCTCTTTCTATGCTACCTGTAGTAATTTTTAAATATTGAGGTGTATTAAGCTCTAGCTTACCGTTACCAGAAAAGTCTTGGGTAACAGAACTAGTACTAAAGTCGGATAAAAAAGATGTAGGTATAGATTGATCTTGTGTACCGTATCTTTCTATAGTACTTACACCTTTAAAATTAGAAGCTCCTGTATTCTTATCAAATAATCTAGTCTCGTTAAAGAATATAGAGGAAGCTCCGTTTACTAATCCTACTATTTCACCTTCGGATACTATGTCAAGCACCCCTGCTTGATGACGAGCAAATAAAGTATCACTTGCTTCAGTTGCGCCACCGCCACCGCCTTTCTTAGATCCTATAACTATTGGTTGTCTTATATCTTTTTCACTCATTATCTATGACCTTTTTTACCGCCTGTTGAGCCCGAAATATAGCTGCCTGGATTATAGCCTGACCAGCCTGCTCCAACTCCTCCTACATACTTTCTTCCTCTGCCTCTTATACCTGCTGTTTCTTGGTTTGATTTTATACTTGCACTAATTACTGAACCACCTACTATCATTCTTCCATAAAGAACTGGTACAGGTGTTCCTTGTTTTACTGAATTTACTGCACCATCAAATAAATAACTTTGTTCTTCGTTTCCTGCGCTTCCATCTATAGTTGGTGCCAACATCATAGCTGCTCCGCCTGCCATTAAAGCTCCGCCCATCATAGCGCCCATTGATTGCATTGTTGATAACTGTGCAAAGTTTGTAGATGCATACTGACCGAACATTTGTAAATTACTCATACCTGGTATAGCTCCGGAATTCAAAGCTGTCATTTGAGCAGCTTCCATTAAAGCAGTAGCACCACCTGATGCTATAAATAAGGCGGCTCCCATCATAATCATACCAAAGCCACGACTTTTAGCACCTTGTACTATTGGTACAATAGTGAAATCATCTCTTATTGGTGCAGGATATAGTAGTTCTTCTTCTTGTTTTATTCCTTGATCGCCTATTATTACTTCATATCCAATACCTTTTTCAGCGTTGTCTAATATATGTTTTCGAAAACCTTTAGTTTGACATTCAATAGCTTTTATAGCCTCATGTGGGGTCTTAACATTTAAGTTCCAAACCTCTCCAAACTTTTCTCCAAGTTCACCTTCTAATCTAACTTTTCTAACAGTATTTTTCATGTCTTATTACGTGTGTTGTATATTGTCTATAATATTGACCGTACATTTCTCTACATGACAAGCGTCCCGCTAAGTGATGTAAAATTTTATCTTTTCCTATATAAATAGCACAATGATTTGATATTGGTGCTCTTATATTCATTAGTATAGAATCATGAAGTTTTAAAGTTCCGTCTGTTACTCTTTTAAACCCGTTTACCTCATAATTGTCTACATAGTAATTTTTTCCTTGATCCCAAAATTCCCACTCATATCCATTATCTTTATTCCATTGAGGAACTTTTAATATTATATCGCACATATCTCTATAGTAGTCCTCAACTAATGTGAAACAGTCTAATATACCGTATGCAAACTTTCTGCCTACTAATTCTGGCTTTTTACCAGAAGACTTAACTTCATGCCATTGACCCTCTGGGTATGAAACTATTAACCAATCTACCCCTAAAGCATCACAAGCTGATTGATCCAAAACACTAGGACTACATGTTCCATTTGGGTGACTATGTACTACTTTTATTACATCTCCTCTTTTTGATGCTTTATAAAAATCTTTTGGGTCTAGTACAAAATCTTCATATACATCTTGTGCTAAATTATTACAAGGTATGTATTTCTCTTTTCCACTCTCAATTATTATTAATCCACAGGCTTCTTTTGGGTAATCTGCCTTAACATGATTTAATATTTCTTCTTTTAATGTTTCGTTTATCATGAGTATGTTACCGCACCTGGAAATCCACCAAAAGGCAACGGAACATCTGCAGGTTCTCCAGAACCTCCTCTAACTGTAGCTACTAACTGAGCTGCGGTTGAGGGTGATCCTCCACTTAGTGTTATAGCAGGAGGGCTTGTATATCCCGAACCTGCATTAGTTATAGTAATTGCGTTTATAACCCCGCCAGAAACCGTACAAGTGGCTGTAGCTGTAGTGCCTGAAGAAGGCGCAGCTATAGAAATAGTAGGCGCAGAAGAATAGCCTACACCCGATAATACTACTGCTCCAATTACTTTGAAATTAACAGCTTCTACAGTACCAGCATTTGGAATAAATCCATAACGTTTTCTACAAGAAGTTAATCGTTTTCCGCAAATGTCACCAACTTCCCAATATTCTCTACCAAGAGTACTTCCTGGTCTAGTAGATGCTGTATTTGTATCTGTAGTTAGTGCTTTTCTGCATTTAAATAGTGTATTTCTAGTTTTAGATATTTGACCACCTGATGACCATGTTCCACTTCCTACATCATCTGAAATAACTGTTATTAAAGTATTGCCACCAGACTCTGAAACTGCACTTATTTTTAAGTGAATTTCACCAAAATCAAAAGCAGAAGGAGTTACTCCTCTAACATTTATATAGTCATTTACTGAAAAACCTAGACTAGTTCCTGCTGTAGTATACCTAGTGTGTGTTGAATCTACTTTGGCTGCTGCAGTTATGGCATAATCTGTTGATAAAGGTACATTATATTCTGTAAAATAGTTTTTAGTGTAAGCTCTACCAATATCAAAAACATCATAAGTTGTAGCTGAAGAACCATCGTCAACAGCACCTGCTGTAATATAAGTATCGTCTGCAGATACGTATACTTTTTGATCACTTACAGTGCCACCTACTGCATTAGTAAAATCTTTTGTTGAATCTGAAGGCCAATCACAGCCGCCTCTTGTTGCGTCTTTATATTTCCAATTACATCTACTAGCTATTATTCTTCGTCCTGGTAGTTGAACCCCTCTTAAATCAAAGTTTGTGGCAAGTTCATATTCTACTACCATTGAAGTTTCTGATACTAGTCTTTCTATATAATATATTTCTTTTGGAAATTCTACGGGCGGATTTTCTCCTAAATATTTTACAAGAGTTCTTCTTCTAATTACTTTTGCTCCTAAAAGATCTTCGTGACTAGTATTATATACAGTAAAATCTCTATTTATATTTGAAAATCTAATTGTAGGTCTTGGAACTGCTCCTTTTGCTCTTCTTTCATATCCATTAAATTCAAAAGGAAAAGGCGTATATGTTTTTAGTGCATAATCTCCTACTGTTGTTGATCCCCAGTTTGATTCACTAGTAGGGCTATACATTTGTATACTCCCATATGAGTCTGCAGGAGACTTAGTACCGTCATGAAAATATAGTTTATCAATAGCAGTACCACCGAGATCACTATTTTCAAGGTAGACCTCAAATAGTGTTACAATCGCATTACCAGACGCTGTTTCTTCAGCTGAAGGTGATTGCTCTTGTAAGTCTACATTTAATAATAAATCACTCATAAACCCTCACAAAAGTTGCTGTTGCACTCCAATAATCTCCAAAATCATGAGTTTTATTCCATGAATTACAAATTACTTTTAGTGCTAATTCATCACTAGAAGTTACATCAGTTTCTGATGAGATTCCTGGCGAAGAATAATATTGTTGATTTACGGTAAATGTAAACGCTGTTACTCC